CAGACCAAAAAGTTAAGAATGTTGAAATGTGGTCTAAATTAAAATCTTTATTTAAAGGTAATAATGATTCATAAGATTAGTGATTTTTGTTTAAAGATTGATGGTGTCAAAAAAACAAGTGACAGATTATACAATCTTAAATATAATAATCCAAAGACGCCTGAAAGAGATCAACAAGTACAAGAGTTGATTGATGATATTCAGGCGACTTGTCTATTAATTGCTAACGATAAACAACCCTATGACAAATAATATAACTATTACAAATCTTAAAAAAAGAAAAGAAGAAATTAAAGAAGAACTAGAGTTTAAAGATTCACCATCTTTGAATGAGGAACTTTATGAGATTAACGACACACTAAAGAAACTAGGAGCATATGAGAGTAATACTGTTAGTTTTAATTAGTATCTTATTATCTAATTGTACGGCAACCAGGTCACAAACTGGTGCTGTGTTAGGTGCTACTACAACCACTGGTGCTTGTGTATCATTAGGTGTAGATAACCCTTATGTTATAGCTACTTGTGCTGTAACAGGTGCCTTTGCTGGTGCTAACATTATGTACAATTCAGACTATGATGTACACAACGCCGTATTTGTAGATCACTTAAATACTAGTCCTAACGGATCTAGTTTTACAAATTGGTATAATAACAAAACAGGTAATAGTGGTGTTATAAAAGTGTATCATACATATCTAAAAGGGCCAATCAAGTGTAAAGACTATGACGCCACAATAGATATAACAAACCAATGGCCGTTGGTAGGTATTGGTGGTGTAAATAGAAAAATGGTCTTTGGAACTGCTTGTCAGTTACCAGATGGCAGATGGATAGAGGATCCAACACATGGATAAATGGAATAATTTAATAAGAGAATACTTAACAGGCACAGCATTGGCTGGTAGAATTATAATGGTTGTAATGGCCATAACTTTTATATTAGTGTATTTAACAGATTTGATTATATGAGAAAAATAATTTTACTTATTACTTTATTAATGTTGACAAGTATAATTGTAAACTATGCCTATGGTGATGAGATATTATATTCAAAAGTAAAGAATATAGAACCACACGAAGTTGATGGTCAATATTGTTTTGTAAAAGTTATAATTAAACAACAAGGTGACAGTATTATAAAAGAAGAAGTATTAGAATGTGCTGATGGTAAAAAAGGTATAGAAACACCAGGTTATTGGGAGTTATTTGCTCAGTTTTATTACCGTGATGTGTCAGTACCAGAGTATTGCCGATATTATAGTCGGAATAAGCATGCTTTTAAGACACCAGGAAAAGTATGTTTAAAAGTAAATGGTGAATGGGAGGTTAAATGATTAAGAATATAATCATAATCTCACTTGTTTGTGTAATTTATACAGGAATGACAGGTCCAGAGGCTTTAGACTGGATTTCAATCGGCCTTGACAAATTACAAGATTTAGTATATAATGTGAAAAGTGAGGTTAATTAATTATGAATAAGATGAAAAAACTAGTAGGAGTTGTAGTAGCTGGATTGTTGGTTGCTAATTGTTCTTCTACGTATAAGATGAAGTCTGAGAGTGGCAAAGTCTTAAAAGAAGTACCAAAGTGGTATATGTCAGATTTTTCTGAAAAGAAAGCATGTGGCACTTCTACATTTGGTAAAGACAAAGATAAAGTATGTATCTTTGGTGTTGGTACGGCCGTGTCGCCTGATTTACAATTAGCTATTGAGAAAGGCATGATGATTGCCAAAGCAGAAATGGCTGATATTATCAAAGGCGAAATGAATAAGTCTAGCAAACAATTTATTACAGAGCTAGGTAAAAACCATAACAAAACAACTGTATCAGAGGTTGAGTCAACTATTGTTAACTTGATTGAGAATACACCTGTTAGAGGTTATGAAATCTGGAAAAAAGATGTAACAATTACTAAGAATAATTATTACAGAGTTTGGATTGGCTTAATCTTACCAATGGGCGAGTACAATAAAATGTACAACTTCACAATAGCAGAGGCTGTTGACGCTTATAATACAAAAGAAAAAGCTAAGATTGCTTACGAAGAACTTATAGGTAATAAAGATGAAAATAACAATATACAGTAAAAACAATTGTGTATTCTGTAACAAAGCGAAGCATTTAGTTAAATCGCTAGGTTATGAATACACTGAAAAAAAGATGGAAGAGTTTGATAGTCCACAGGCCATGTTAGAAGACATTGGTAAACAAGTAAGAACTATGCCACAAATTAAGATTGATGGCAAGTTAATTGGTGGATACAATCAACTTGTAGAACACTTTGCTGATTTAGGTAAAGTAAACTTTAAGGGTGAGATCATATAGTGGCTGATGACAATATCATACAATTTCCTACCAATCGTATTGTTGAAAGGTCTACAGCAGGTCCTCGTAAACAAGATGATAAGGCAGCTAAAAAGATTAGAGATCATCAAACAAAGCAGTTTGTAGAAACAGCAGTGGATGATATTAGTATGAACTTGTTAAGACAATTATATGATCTATCCGTTAAAACGGAAAAGAATACGTTTACAAAAGACTTAGCCATGGTTGTTGATATGATTAGAGGTCTAGTCTATAGAGATTTTGAAATGGTACACCCAGCACAGAAACTTGCCGACAAATTGGTACACTTAAAACAAAACCAAGGCAGTGCCATGTCAGCCAGAATAGATTATAGTACAGTGCTTGATAAACCATTGAAGACTAATAAACCATTGAGTAAAGATGTAAAAGAAGATTTAAATACTCTAAATGACTCTACAGTATTTACAGGAGAGGATTTAGATGAATAACAAAATTCTTACGAGAATCGCCGTCACCGGTTGTAAAATAGTTTATATAAACCCAATTGAAAAGGAGAAAAATCATGTTTGGTTTAAATAAAAATAAAACAGAAACTAGAGGAAGAAAAAAATTGTCTAAAAAGGCAAAAATTCTTAATCTATTACAAAGAGGTCAATCAGTATCTTGGAAGGCTTTAAATACTACTTACGGTCTAAAATCACCAAGAGCTATGGTTGATACTTTAAGAGCTGAAGGTTTTATGATCTACGGTTCAAAACAAAAAGGTAAACACGTTTACAGAATGGGTACACCTACTAGAGCTATCATAGCTGCTGGTATCCAGGCTTTATACGGTACGCCTTTCAAATACGACAATGCTAGCAACGTTGCTCCTACAAAAGCAACAGTAGCTTCTATTGACGCTTAATTACGGAGGGTGGCCTTCGGGCCACCCAACACACATATGACATTAGGACACGGACTAGCGATGGGAATAATTGGTTGTACAGTAACCTTTATAGGTTTCTTTATAGCCTTTTTAATTATTAATCATAATAAAAAAAAAGAATTAGAAAAAATTGAAAAAAGAAAAAACAAAATACCAGGCTCTTATTACGGTGATGATACAGTATGATATTAGTTGACCTAAACCAAGTATTGATTTCAAACCTTATGGCACAGGTCAGAGGTAAGAGTGATGTAAAACCAAACAAAGATATGATTAGACATATGGTCTTAAATTCTTTAAGAGGTTTTAATGTAAAGTTTAAAGAAGAATATGGTCAGATGGTACTATGTTCAGACGCTGGTAATCCATGGCGTAGAGATTTTTTCCCACAATACAAACATAGTAGGAAGATGGCCAGACAAGATGGTCCGTTTGATTGGGATAATATATTTAAAATTATTACAGAGGTAAAGGAAGAGATAGCAAAAAACTTTCCTTACATTGTAATGTATGTAGAGAATGCTGAGGCAGATGATATTATTGCTACACTATGTAAACAACAAACAGAGGATTTGTACCTAGTTATATCAGGTGACAAAGACTTTATACAACTACATCATTATGGTAATGTATATCAATGGTCACCGTTTTTAAAATCATTTATCGGTGAACAAGAAGACCCTATAAAATTTTTAAGAGAACAAATAATCAAAGGTGACAGGTCAGATGGTGTACCTAATATACTAAGTCCAGATGACCAGTTTGTAAGAGGTGGTAGACAGGCACCTATTACTAAAAAGAAGTTAGAAGAATGGTCTAATTTAGATAACATACCATTAGGCAGTGAAACCAAAAAACACTACAACAGAAATAAGAAGTTAATTGATCTATCACAGATACCATTAACGATAGAGGAAAACATTATAAATACATTTAAGAACTATAAAATACCAAGCAGGTCGCTCCTGTTACCGTATTTTATTGATAATAAAATGAAGTCAATGATTGAAAACATTAGTGACTTTTGAAACATATATGGAGTAAATAATGGCTGAAGAAGCAAGAAACCCAAACTTAATTAGTAAGCAGGCTATGGCGGCTATGTCAAGTACCTCTGGTACAGCTGGCGAAACCGTACATGAGATATTTACTAAAATCAATAACGCCAAAGATAAACCTAAAAAGATGGAAGTATTACGTAAGTATGACTCACCATACATTAGACAAATCTTAAAGGCGGCATTTGATCCTAAAATTAAGTTTGTATTACCAGAAGGAACACCACCTTACATAGCAAACGAGGTACCAGTAGGTACGGAACATGCCATGCTAAGAAACGAGTTTAAAAGACTATATCTTTTTATTGAAGGTGGTGATAATACAATTACTAAAACTAAAAAAGAAACTTTGTTTATACAAATGTTAGAAGGCCTACACAAAACAGAGGCTGAGTTATTAATAAACGTAAAAGACAAAAGACTAAACAAAGAATATAAAGGTCTAACTGAACAATTGGTAAAAGAAACCTTTGGTTGGGACGACAACTTTATGAGAAAAGCGTAACCGAATCGCTAATTTACATGGTCGGACACGCTCCGGCCATGCCAAAACCCTTACCTCCCAACAAAAAATAGTGCTTGACTTTATAGTCGGAATGGTGTATTGTATACCAATAAATATAAAGGAGAATAGATTATGAAAAAATACTTGATTACAATGACCATTATAATGGCTAGTATATGGTTTGGTCTAACGAGTTTAATGAGCTCTGTTAAGGCTGATGAGTACAATACAGCAGTTATTGGTCATATAATACAAACTAAAGTGAATGGCGATAGTGCTGACGTTGCTAAGTTATTAGAGACCGAAATGGCTAAGTTAGGTCACCAGTTTGCTTTAGAGTCAATACAAATTATACAGGCTTATTTACCTGCTATATTAGATGGTATTTTGGCTGAAATGAGATTACAAGCAGACAAAGAATATAAGTGTTCTTTGCTAAAAGGTAGTGATATACAAGATGATTGTAAGTGATTTTTTTTATCTGAATAATAGGGAGAAAAATGTCAAATCAGAGAGTCAAAAAAATATTAAAGAGAGAATTATCTAGTAGGACGAAGTATAGAACAACATACAAAGATATTAAATATTATTTTAAACTAATTAATAAAACTGTATTTAAAAACAAACTATCTCCGTTTAATGAAATTCTTATTAAAAAAATTTATAAAGATAAGTCTAAAAAATATTGTTATGGTCAAGTGACATGTTGGACTTGGAAAAGAAAAGGTACTGTACAATACTGGTTAGAAATGTTACCAACGTACAGAGATAAAAGAGAGTTTGTGGACACATTAGGACACGAAATGGTACACCTATATCAAATGGCCAATTTAGGTGATTCAGGAAATCATAATAAACTATTTTATAGTTTCCGACCAAAATTAAATAAGATCGGCCTTGATTTATAATGAAAGAGAGAGTGAAGTATGAGAAAAGTAAAAGAGTTAGATCCCTACATTAAAGCAAGGGTCGGTGAGGCACTACTACAATTAAGAGAGTTGGTGAAACCATCAAACAGGTCAGGCACAAGTAGAGTATATTACGAAGGCAATTGGGTAATTGATATTCATAATAACTATACAGATAAACAAGCAGAAAAGATATTTGCCACGGCCAAATCATTTACAGATAAGTTAGAGTTTTTTCAAAAGAAGATGAACTATACTTATGAGAATGTTGATGAGTCACCAATACAATCATATGAATATATAGCGAGGCTTAAATGAGATATGTAATTAGAACATTAATGGCAGTGGTTGTTGTTTTGTTTTGTACAGGTACATTTTTGTATTATGTAAAAGACACAACTGCTAGAGCAGAGGCAACCATACCTAGTTTACCAGACTTTGAACATACTAACAATCAACAATTTTTAGATAACGTATTACAATGTGTAGAATATATTGAACATACCACAAGTGACATTTATCCTGTAAACGTTGAATTGTTATTGGCTCAGGCAGCCTTGGAAAGTGGCTGGGGAAATAGTAGATTTGCTAGAGTTGGT